ACTGTTATAGCAGTAGTTGTAGCAGATTTTATACGACCACTTCTACGCTCTCCACCTCTCACTGGATCGTTGATAGAGATAACAGATCCAGGTCTGACTATAGCTCCAGCATCTATTGATGTGGTAAAACTGACTACTTCAGTTTCCTGTTGTTCACTAAATAAAATTGCCTTACCTAATCTTTGAGCTTGCCCACGAGAGGTACAGGCAAATGCTTTTACATCTTTCTTGATTATTCCTAGCTTATTCTGGGCAGACGTATCTTCTACAACCTCATAATCTATTTCTCTGCTATCCATATTGAAATAGCTGACATTTATTACCGTATGTCTTTGTTTTAGACTACTACCTGAGTAACTGAACCCACCTTCTCCTACATTCGCCAAGCTAAACAAGTAACTTGGATCGGTAGGTCTATCCTGTGAGATAGTGACAGATCCTTCAGACCAGATAGGAAAACATCTCATCACTCCTGCTAATTCATTTATCAAAGTAAATGCTTCTGTTGATCCTTGTATATTTACATTGCAACTAAATCTGGCTTCTTGTCCTCCAAAGCCATCATCTACTAACTCATTGGCATACTTACTGGCAGCAATAAAACTGAATAAATCTAAATTGCTGTCTGTAATATGAGTTCCAAAACCATATCTTTCAGTAGTAAGAAGATCAAGCAATATTAGGGCAGGACAAGAACACCATTGAGCAGCACCCATTGTTCCATTAAAAATGTAGCCACTTGGATAAATAATTCTTCCTGTCTGTAAATCAACAGTAGGAGTACCAGAACTGGAAGCACCTGCACCTGGGATTCTTACCTTTACACCACGAATACGAAAAGCTCTTTTTGGTATAGAACTAAACTGTTCAGAATCTATTCTTAAATTTGTATAAGCACTATTCGGATAAGTCTGTTTATCATCAACAATTTCACTAATACTTGTCCATGTAAAAGCATCAACAAGATTTGATGATGTGCTATCTGCGGTGACTCTTACAACTCTAATATCAACAGGAAAAGAACCTGTAAATGAAATACGATATTCTTTTTGGTACGCATCAGCAGTTCTACCTGTAATCGTGTCATTAATTACGTCTGTGAAACCACCACCATTGTATTGAACTTGTATCTTGAGATTGACAGAAGAACCTAATAAATCACCTTCATCTGTAGCTTTTTGTAATTGTGGAAATGTAATCGTAACTTTTGCAGCATCAACAACAGTGTTTGTTATTTGACGAGTAACAGGAGAAGAATTTGTAACTGTGACTCCAACACTTGATGTAGATTGGCTACCTTCTATACCTGGAACGTGAGTTTGGTTTGACGTTCCAAAACGAGGTGTAAATCCTACATTTTGAAAATTAAAATCTGCTGTCTGTGGATTTGTATTGCTGGCACTTGCATTGAGGATTGGAGTATCGTTTAAAAATATGTCTTTTAATGCAGCATTGTTATAAGCTGTAGTTTCTTTTGTTAACCCTGCTTTTGAAGGAGTAGCAAAACCCTCTATCTCTCCTTCAGATAATAAATCCTGTATTGATGCAAACTGTCTGCTGTTTAATGTATCTGGTGCTCTAAATGGAGGAGGTGGTGTTGGGGGAGGACCACCTGCTCCTCTAATAATTTTATCCGTCATGCTGATACCTGATTAGTGTCAATTCCTGCTGAGATTACAACCGATCCAGTGAAAATCTCTCCGTAAACGATTGGGTGGCTAGTTCCTGCACGGCTAGTATTTTGCACCCCAGAGAAACTGAATGATATTCTGGGATCTTGTTCGTTATTAAATTCATGTGGTTTTGGCAAAGGAAATAACATTTCATTTACCCCCATCAAAGTTAAACCTAAACCAATATTTGCAAGAAATGAATTAGCTCCAACAAACCCACCTAAACCTCCAAATTTCAAGGGAGCAAGTGGAGCAGCTACAGGTAGCATAAAAGCAACACCTATTAATGCTAAACCTAATAATGTTCTGCCTCCTCCTCCACCCGCACCAGTAATGACAGGAACAATACTAATATCAGATTGTCCTATTGGATTATGTATATCTTCTTTTCCTATTTCGTAATCATCAACCAATACCTGATAATACCGATCTGCCATGTGTGCTTCCAATTTTGGAAAGTTACTAACTAAAAACCTAATAGCATCAGCAGTAGAAGTTATTACTGCGTCTAATTCTTTATGTCCAACAAACTCTGCCAGTTCTCCGTAAAGTCTAACTGTTCTGAGCATAGCGATACCTCTTA